ATAAAAATGTGGTTAAGCGCAATTAAATTAGCAGTTTCTGCTGGAAGTAAAATTTACGCCAACAAACAACGTACAAAAATGGCAATGTCTGATGCACAATTGATGCATGCAGAAAAAATGGCCCGAGGTGAGGAGCAATACCAGGGAAAATTGCTTGAAGCTCGACAATCGGACTGGAAAGACGAGGCAGTTCTTATAATTTTGAGCCTGCCCGTGTTGGTGCTTGCTTGGGCAGTCGTATCGGACGATCCAAGTGCAATGGACAAGGTAAAACTGTTCTTCGAGATGTTTTCGCAGCTCCCTTCATGGTTCACAAATTTGTGGATCCTTGTCGTGGCGAGTATTTATGGTATAAAGGGAACACAAATATTCCGTAACGGAGGTAAAAAATAATGCCACTTACTAAAAAAGGTAAAAAAATTATGAAATCCATGAAAGATCAATATGGAGATAAAAAAGGTGAATCTGTTTTTTATGCATCTGCTAACAAAGGCAAGATAAAAAAAGTTCATGGTAAAAAAGATGGTGGTACAATGGAACCCTATCACGGAAGTATGATATCAGGAACTGTTGACGGAAAAAAATTGTCTAATCCATCTTACAAAAAGTATTATGGCAATCTACTAAGGGGGTTCAAATGACAAAACTATGTCCAAGAGGTAAAGCGGCAGCTAAAAGAAAATTTAAAGTGTATCCGTCAGCATATGCTAACGCCTACGCTAGTAAAATCTGCGCTGGTAAAGCAAGAGATCCATCTGGTGTAAAAAGAAAAGATTTTAAAGGTCCAAAACCTGCAGGTAAAGCTATGGGTGGTGTTATAGATACAACTAAATTTAAATATGTCTAATGGATTAAAAAAATGGTTCGATCAAAAATGGGTGGATATTGGGAGCAAAAAAAAAGATGGTTCCTTCGCCAAATGTGGCCGTTCAAAACAGAAAGCGGACGCGAAGAGGAAGTATCCAAAGTGCGTACCACTTGCAAAAGCCACACGGATGACAAAGTCGCAAAGGGCGAGTGCTGTTGCCAGAAAAAGAGCAGCGGGTAACACCGGTCCAAAACCAAAAAACGTCAAAACATTTGCTAAGATAGGTGGTATCATAGATCAAACTAGAATGAGGTACCTATGAGTAATGCGTTAGAACTAGCTTTCGGTTATTCAAAAGGTGGCATGCCAGCTAGAAATAAAAAAAATTTTAGATCTACAAAATCAGGTGCTGGTATGACTAAAGCTGGGGTTGCTGCGTATAGACGTATGAATCCTGGATCTAAGCTCCAAACAGCTGTAACTGGTAAAGTCAAGGCAGGATCAAAAGCAGCAAAAAGAAGAAAAAGTTATTGCGCTAGGTCTTTAGGTCAGTTAAAAAGGGCTAGTGCCAAAACAAGAAATGATCCAAATTCAAGAATAAGACAAGCTAGAAGAAGATGGAAATGTTAAAAAAACTAATAGAATTTTTAAGAATTCAATATGGATTCTTTAAAATGAAAGTTTTTTATAAGTATACTAATTTAGAATATAGAATAAGACGTTTAGAAAGAGCAGAATATTGGAAAAATAAATATAAGCGTTAATGGATTATCACACAGTAAAATATATTCAAAATAAGGTCTTAAAACCAAAAATAGATACATTAACAGCAAAAATTAAATTAGGTGTTGACACCTTTGTTGAGTATAAGTATATAATAGGACAAATCAGATCGTGTGAGGATCTGCACAGGGACTTAAGTGACCTGCTGAAGAAACAGGAGCCAAATGAAGACACAGAAACAGGAAGTACCAAAGCATGAACCTGCTTTATTAAAAGCCTACAAATCTCAAGAAGAAGTAAAGAAACTTTTCTTAGATCCCACTTCGCTAGATAAAACATCTTTGGAAAGATTACCTGAACCCACTGGATATAGAATATTAGTTCTTCCATACAGCGGGCCTAAAAAGACTAAAGGCGGAGTAATTTTATCAGACCAAACAGCAGAAACAATTGCAATGACAACTGTATGTGCATATGTTTTGAAAACTGGCCCTTTGGCTTATCAAGACAAAGATAAGTTTCCAACTGGACCATGGTGCAAAAAAGGTGATTGGATAATTTTTGGTAGATATGCTGGCTCGCGTTTTAAAATAGAAGGCGCTGAAGTTCGAATACTAAACGATGATGAAATCATCGCAACAATCAGTAATCCAGAGGATATACTGCATTTATACTAGGAGATAAAAATGGCACAGACACAAATAAATAAAGGCGACGTTGAAGTAGATTTAGACATGGATAATGTAAGACCTGCTACAATTGATGTTGATAAAAAAGAGGAAGAAACAGAGTCAAAAGAAGTTAATTTACAAAAAGAACAAGTTGAACAAGAAGGGGCTGAAATTAATAGAGATAAAACTCCAATTGATGTTGTAGAAGATCAAAGTAAACCTGAAGATGATGGTTTTGATTTGAACAAAGCATCTGATCATGTTCAAAAAAGAATAAATAAACTTACTAGGCAAAGAAGAGAATCTGACAGAAGAGCAGAAGCAGCTTTGCAGTATGCTCAGGGTTTAAAAAATGAAATTCAACAATTCAAAAGTAAATATCCTAAAATGGAGGCTAATTACTTAACTGAATTTGAAAAAAGACTTCAAACAGATGAGGTTGCAGCTAATTCTTTATTGCAAAAAGCAATAGAAGGACAAGATGCAAAATCAATTGTTGATGCAAATCAAAAACTTACTCAGCTAGCTATTGAAAAAGAACGACTGGCTCAGACCAAGTTTTTGAAGGAACAAGAGGCTAAAAAACCTCAAGCAGACATAGTTCCACCTCAAATGGATCAAAATCAACCCCAGCCAAGTATGAAAGCTCAAAGATGGGCAGAAGATAATCCTTGGTTTAACGAGGACGAAGTTATGCACGATGCAGCGATTGCAATTCATAAGAATTTAATCGCAAGTGGGGTTGCAGGAGACTCAGATGAGTATTATAATCAATTGGACAAACGAATTAGGAATTATTTTCCTAATAAATTTGAACAAACACAGGAGCAACGTAAACCCGTCCAAACTGTTGCACCTGCAGTGCGTAACCAAGGTGGACGCAAGACTGTGAGACTCACCAAATCACAGGTAGCGATAGCTAAAAAATTAGGGGTGCCACTAGAGGAATACGCGAAATACGTTAAATAGGAGATATTATGGAAAAAAAAGATAATACAACGTCATCGCGCGAGTCTGAGATGCGTTCTAAAACAAAACGAAAAACAGATTGGACTCCACCATCAAGTTTAGATGCTCCCCCTGCGCCTCAGGGAATGGTTCAGAGATGGATAAGAGCGGAAACCATGGGTTTTATGGATTCTGCAAACGTCTCTAAAGCTTTGAGGGAAGGTTGGGAATTTGTGAGGGCAGAAACAGTTTTGAAAGAAATTGGACCTCATGATTATCCAACTATTCAAGAAGGTAAACACGAGGGGATTATCGGGGTTGGTGGCCATTTGCTTGCAAGGATACCGGAAGAGGTTATGCAATCGCGGAAAGAATATTTCGAGACTAAAACTCGCGAACAAATACAAGCGGTTGACAATGATCTTATGAAGGAGCAGCGTCCTGAGATGCCTATCAATATTGAGAGGCAATCAAGGGTAACCTTTGGTGGTGGTTCAAAAAAATAATTTTTTTGTTATCACTACGAGGATAAACTAAACTAAACTAACACGAGGACAAAAACGATGGCAAATGACACTGGCAATTTCGGTTTGAGACCTGCAAGACAGTTAGATGGAACTCCTTACAATGGAGCACAGAACAGATATCGTATTCTTAAGAATTATGGAACTGCGATATTCCAAGGTGATTTAGTTAAAACCTCGCTTAATGGAACTATTCAAAGAGCGGGCGCAACTGATAATCCTTTGGTCGGTGTTTTCAATGGGGTGTTTTACACTGATCCTACAACTCAAAAACCGACATTCAAGAACTACTATCCAGGTACGATTTCTGCGAATGACATCATGGCTCAAGTTATCGACGGTCCAGATGTTGTGTTCGAAATTAATGCGGACGCAACTTTTACTGTATCTCATTTGTTTGCAAACTATAAAACGAATGCAACAACTGGTGATACTTTATCTGGTCAATCGAGAATAAGTCTTGATGTGGCGACTGCTGATTCGTCTTCAACTTTCCAATTGAAAGCTGTTGATATTTCACAGGATCCTTCAAACTCAGATATCGCTGCACCTTCTGGTGTAGACGTATTAGTAGTAATAAACAACCACTCGTACAAGTCTGGTACAGTTGGTCAAACGTAATAGGAGTATAGACTATGGCAATATCACGAGCACAGCTAGTTAAAGAACTAGAACCTGGTCTGAATGCACTATTCGGACTAGAGTACGACAGATACGAGAACGAGACTGCTGAAATCTTTAATACAGAAACATCAGACAGAGCTTTTGAAGAAGAAGTAATGCTTTCAGGATTTGGTAGCGCAGCTACTAAAGCTGAGGGTGCATCGGTAGTATTCGATGATGCGAAAGAAGTATTCACATCACGTTATACTCACCAAACAGTTGCACTAGCATTCGCTATAACTGAAGAAGCAATTGAAGATAACCTGTATGACAGATTAGGTAATCGTTACGCACGAGCGTTAGCGAGATCTATGGCTAATACCAAACAAGTGAAAGGCGCAGAAGTACTTAACAGTGCTTTCAGCACAACACAATTAGGAGGGGACGGAAAGCCTTTATGTGCTACTGACCACCCAACTATATCTGGTAATAGCTTAGTGAACACGTTCGCAACTCAAGCGGACTTAAGTGAAACTTCATTAGAAGATGCATTAATTAAAGTTGCTGCATTCATCGATGAAAGAGGCTTAAGAATAGCGATTCAAGGTAGAAAATTGATAATTCCAAAAGAATTACAGTTTACTGCTGAAAGAATCCTAAAATCGCCACTAAGAGTTGGAACTGCTGACAATGACATTAACGCTATTAATAACATGAATATGATACCTGAAGGCTACAGAGTAAATCACTTCTTAAATGATGTGAACGCTTTCTTTATCATCACTGATGCACCTAATGGCTTTAAGCATTTTGTTAGATCACCGCTAAGAACTGCGATGGAAGGTGACTTTGATACTGGTAACGTCAGATACAAAGCTAGAGAGAGATATTCTTTTGGATTCTCAGACCCTAGATGTGTATTTGGTTCATCTGGATCAAGTTAAGCCTACTAATCAAGCTTAAATCTTTAAGAGGGGCGGAGTGTTTACTTCGCCCCTTTTTTTATGTATATTCAAAACACTATACAATTAATGAGAACATAGACGCGTATAGTCGACGGCCTAGAGACTATGTTCGCAAAAACTAGGAGGATAATTATGGCTACAACTACATTTTCGGGACCGATAAAAGCGGGAACGATTAAAGACACAACGGGAACTACAGTCGGTTCAGATGTTGCTAATCAGGGACATGTGTTAATGGTACAATCATTTCACATTTCTCATACTGATACAACTGATACAAGCGAATCAGTAGTAATCCCTGCTAAATCACACATTAAAAATATTTTTGTTAATGTTGAAGTAGCTTTCGATGCTGGTACAAGTAATACACTTGATGTTGGTAT